GAAGCCGGGCATCAGGAGAGGTTACTCCAAAATGAGATTTTATAATCTCAATGTATCTCGTACCGCCACGTGCATCTCGTTCATAGAGTCGCTGTATCTGGAATGCCAGTCGCAGTTCGTTGATGGTAGCGGCTGTAGCGTGTTCGAGGTCCGCGACCAGGTTTTGCGGTATTATCTGTGTGATATCTCCTCCAGATGCATCTTGGTTTCCTGCTACCAATCTTCCTTGGTTGGTTGATGCGCCGCCCGTTCCTTTTTGAATGAATAAGCTATGGTTTGAGCCTGTTTCTCCTGGCTGTGGAGCGCTGAACATCATTGCTGCGTCTGAGATTATTTTATTGGTCATTTTGCTTGTGATTACTGGCGCTCTGCTTCCCAGAGGCAACAGTACTTCCGGTCCCTTCTGAGGTTCAGGAAGAGCCCCCGTGAAGTAGTCGAAGTACTTGTTTACCGGCAGAAGATTGGCTCCTTGTAAAGCTGCTTGGTTCTCAAATGTGATTGAGTTCCCTTCTGGTATCAGGTGTCTACCGTTGGTCTGTGAATCGCCTTTGTCGATGAGGACCGGGTCCTGTAGGTTCTGGTCTCGAAACCATTCATTCCATATCAGGCAGTATGCTCTGAAAGGTAGATGGTTGACGGTATATTGTGGATTTGTTTGTGAGGCTCCAGGACCTACTAGAGTAGGAATGCCCATATAGTCCGCCAGGGTTCCTTTTTCCCAGCCCGCTGGTGTTGAATTGTTGGCTAACGGAGGAGCCATCTGCGGAATGCTGTATTCCACAGTCTGTTCCCATTTGCTCGTTGTGTTTTCGCCGTTGAATTCTTTCCAGTGGTCCCAAACTAGCCGGTTTGGTACGTAGAAAAAGTAAATGTCCAGGTTGGCGTTGTCCATGACCGGGAAGATAGGCGTACTTCCCCGTATAATGGCCGAGGTTTTCATTTCGAAGGTATCCCCGGGTAAAACTTCGTCCACATAGATGGGCACTAATTTGCCCGCGTTGAACGTTGTTTTGTGCCCACTGGAGCGGTCAAAGGTGGACCGCTGTATATCTACCTGTGGAGCCTGTGCGAAACGGCTGTTACTGTTTCTGTTCATCCTTGTTTTCCTCCTGTACCGCGGT